TTAGAAAGGTATCCAATCAAGCTCAGTATTTTCTGGAGTAATAACCGTAGCAATCTTGTTTTTTTCTCCATATCGATCAGCTTCAATACCAACTTTTGCAGTAAATTCTAACCCGTTAAAGTCAGCTATAGAATTGATCTTTCTAGCAATAACTGCTTTTTCTGAAGTGTCATGTGCATGAATATTCCGTGCTGACTCTAAAATACTTCTAAGCATAGAACGTCCAGATTCTCCCCAAGTATCTTCTCCTTCAACGCTTGCTTTGCCACTTTTGACACCTATAATCTGAAAAATCTTGCGTTTTGCATATGGACCTTCAGTGACAGTAAATTCAGCGTTTAAATAGATGCTACCAGTAGTGTAGCTTTTAGTGAACCAATTTTCATAACCTCCAGGCTTTATTGCCATTTTTACCTTGACTATTGTACCTTTTGGTATTAAATTGCTCTGCAGTTTTGCGTTATTAAAATCAGTTAAAAAATCTGATAACATATTGTCCTCCTATAAATTAAGTGAAAAAAAGAATCAACTCCATTGGTCTACAACCTTCCAACGACTATCTATCTTATCAACAAGCTTACTTGCTACACGTTCACCATTACGAAGCTCAAATACTATTTGACGGACAGTGCTTTCCTCATCATGAGCAAACATCACCATGCCAGTGCTATAAAATCCACGTAAAGATCCAGCACCGCTTAGGCCTTGAAATGGATCTTCTTCCAGCATCTTTTTGGACAGTTTTTTTGTGTGGTGAGTGAGTATTATGCCCGAATCTGGATTGATAACATTTCTCAGTCTTTCAAGCGTTTTTTGCAAAAAGAATAGCATAGCGCTATTGTCATTTTCATTGCCATATTCACTTGAGTTGAAGATGTTGCGAAGAGGATCGATTGCAATAATATCAGGTTTAAAACGCTCTTTAATAACATTTTTAATTTCATCTATTTCTTCACTGCTGAAAGATAATTGTACTCTTGGTGTAATGATTAAGTTATTGGCAGCTATATTCAAAAGTTCGTTATCCAGTTGAAGTTGTTGCAAACGTTCTTTCATATATTCATATTCAATTTCAGTTTGCAGATAGAAAATTTTCATAGGTTTGCTTGGAGTCATACCCAAAAATGAAACTCCAGCAGCCATGTAAACAAGCCAAGAGATCAAAAAGTCGCTTTTGCCAATCTTAGGTGGGCCACCCAGTACTAATAGACCTCTTTTAGTTAGAATCCTTGGTGCGATTATATCTTCTGGTATTGGCGATTGATCATCCAAGTATTCTTTTACACTGAAAAAGGGAATTTTTTGAGTAATGGTGAAAAAGTCTTGTAACATATATAACCTCTAAAAGTTAACTTTGAGTAGAAATTTAAGCAGCAGTAGCAAAAGCCTTAGCTTTAATTTTCGTAAGTAATTTTCCCAGATGCGGTTCTTCAACCATATTCAGGCAGCCACTGCGATCTTTAGCTGGATATCCCCAAGTATTAATAGTCTGACAGACAAATGAACGTTTCTCCGTTCCATCATCTTTCTTGATTCCAACCATACTGATTACTTCATCAACTATCCCAGGAATTTCACTAGCAGTTTTAGCTCCTTCACATTGAGGCAGCCATGTTGAACGATTGCAGTCATCAAGATATTGACCTAATGTGCCAACTATGATGATGTCTTTGTCTCTGATATGTTGAAACTGATTGAGCCAGGCCATCATTTCTTGAGCAAGTAACCCATAAGCAGCTCTTTTATCTTCTCTTCCTGATCTATCTGAAAAAGCTTCCGGTTGCATTCTTGCCCATGAAAAGCATAAACGTGATGCTACAGTTATGCTATCAATAAAGATAGAGCGGTATTTAGAAACTTCAGAAAGAAGATCTTTGTGCTTGCTACAGACATGCTCATAGTGTTTTTGACTATACGCTTGATCAGACCTTAATGCAGGATTAGGACCACCAATAAGACAAGCAATGTCTCTGGCCTCATTCCAAGTGCGAATCTCAGTTGAATCTCCTTTCCAGTCTTGTACAGCAAGAAGTCCTGCTTCAAAATCAAGGCAAAGCGTTGTTGATTCATCAAGAGTTTAAGTAGGCTAGTCTTGCCGATTCCATAAGTCCGAAGATTACCATTTTCACACCTGTGACCATTTTTGCTCTTTCTTTGCTGGTTATATTTTCATGCTTTACCTTAATTTGCCACTATATATAAATTCACTAATTTCAAAAACTGGTTCAATTTTTTCTTATGCTTTTTTCCGTAAACAGGTGCAAATTTAGATCGCATTTTCTTGAGAATGTTGTACAAAGTAGTCCGTGACTATTGTCATGTCTGCACTTCAGCATGCTGTGATGTTAAGTTGTCACATAAAACTTGCCACTTCTTTGGTAATTTTGAAATAATTTGCTCAACATCAATACGTAGTATCGTTTCATCTTCAAAGCAGTAACTTTCTTGTTGCACATTATTTTCAAGCTTAGGAGTAGTACGTGAGTGTTTACGGACTAGATTATTAATACGATTTTTAACAACTTGCTTAGCAAAGGTTGAAAGACTGCCCTTAGTTTTATCATACTGATCTATGCATGAAAGAAACTCACAGAAGAGGTCTTGTTCTATGTCTTCATATCTTGATCAGTAAGCGATTTATATATTTTGCGTAAAATTTTATTAAATTAACAACTTTAGGATCAATACCTGAATAAGAGTTTCGAGATTTCATAAGATGTGTCCTTAAATGAAAGACTTAAGGATGAAACTTTCTTAGTAAATATTGTAGGACATGAAAAAAATACCTCAGACAATCGTGAGTTTTTTACCCTCTGAAAACCTGGAATCTTTTTTCAAACCTCAGACACTCAAAACTTTGATCAGACAATACACCTACGAACTGAACAGTTTTTGTAAATCCGGTGAATATATAGAACAAGACTTTCAACTTACAGGTAATTTCATGAGTGATTCATACAATGTTCAAGAACTTAAAGCACAACTTCTATTAAACTTAAGATCTTGTCTTTTGTACTTGCTACCTAACGGAACTTTTCACAAAAATGAGTTTCAAGTAGGTGATATATGGGGTAATAAAGGAAAAAGTTTAAGAGTAGAACTAAGTGGCAGTAGAGCCGGGTTATGGAATGATTTTGCAACTGGAGAAGGTGGTGACATTATCGACCTTTGGGCAGCTGTGCATAGAAAGAATGCAAGGACAGAGTTTCCTGAGGTAATAGCTTCAATAAGTGAATGGCTCGGAAATAATAAAAAAATACAGAGAGAAACAATATGTTGATGAAGACTTTGAGAAATTCATTACCCAAAGTTGGAATTATTATGATGAAAATGGTCAGGTGATTGTAAAAGTTTATCGTTCTGATCCTCCTGGAAAGAAAAAAGTATACAAGCCTTTTGATATCAAACAATCTAAGTTTGCATCACCAGAAATAAGGCCTCTATATAATATTCCAGAAATCTTAAAGTCTGATAAAATTGTTCTGGTGGAAGGGGAAAAATGTGCAGAAGCGCTGATAGAGAAAGGAATAACTGCAACAACAATAATGTCTGGAGCAAACGCAGATGTCAAAAAGACTGATTGGTCACAACTGAAGGGCAAGCATATTATTATTTGGCCAGATAATGATGAAGCAGGTGCAAAATATGCTAAAAATGCTGAAAAAAAGCTTTTAGAAATCGGAGTTGAATCACTTGTTGTTCTTAATATTCCACAAAATAAAACAAAAGGCTGGGATGCTGCTGATTGTGTAGAGGAAGGAATAAATGTTAAAGAATTTTTAGCTTCAACTGCACTTACTACTAATACTCTAAGTACAAAAAGTTTGATTTCATTTTCTGCAAGGCAATACTTTAACGATAAATCACCGATGCCAGAAGATATAATTGCACCTAGGATTTTAACTCCAAGTGGACTTTTAGTGTTTGCTGGAGCACCTAAAGTAGGAAAAAGTGACTTTTTAATTTCTTGGCTAATTTACATGGCAGCAGGAGTTCAATTTCTTGATATGGTACCTAAAAGGCCTTTGAGGATCTTTTATCTTCAAACTGAAATTGGCTATCACTATATGCGTGAACGTCTACAGCAACTAAAAATCAATGAAGAACTGCTTGAGATTGCTTTGGATAACTTAGTCATTACACCTCAAACAAAGCTACTCTTAAATGATGATAGTATAGATGAAGTTCTTGGTGAATAAAGAATCATTTGGTTCAATATCGTTGATGTTATAGCTATTGATCACTACGTAACGTTTTGATGCTGGCGAGAACAGTAGTGAAAATGATAACAATGCTATGCTATTTTTCCTGCAAGAAAGAGTTGAAAAATTGAGAGCGTTAGTTAATCCGAATGCAGGAGTCATTTTAGTACATCACACGAAGAAGATGCAAAAGAAATCATTAGAAGAAGATCCTTTTCAGAGTTTCAGTGGTGCTGGTTCGTTAAGAAGCTTTTATACTACAGGAATGATAATGTTTAAGCCAGATGAACGGCAAAGTAGTCGTCAACTGATGTTTGAATTACGTAATGGTCATGCTATTCCATCAAAATGTGTTGATAAAATCGATAACTGCTGGCAAATACTTGATTATGAGTCACAGAGACTGATACATAAAGATTATGGACAAAAATTAGATGCAGAGCGTTCTCGTAGATATGATATTATACTGCAATTAATTTACGACGAGGCGAGAAATAGAGGGAAAGTATATACAATCAATACATTCTGTGAGGTATTTGATAATAAAGCAGGTCTTGGTAGTAAAAACTCCATTCGTGAACGCATTGATGTTCTTGCTGCAAAAGGTTACATTAAGTTTAACAGGAATGATAGAAATGCTGAAAGAAGTAAGTATGGGATACTTTGTGTTGAAGATATGGAAAAGAAAGTTACAAACCAACTAAATAAGGATATTATAGTATATGAGAATATTTTACCAACCGATTATAAATCGCCCGAATATGGCAGTATTATGCCAGTTGAAGATTCCAACATTTGGCTTTACTATGATTGGATCTCTTCTATATCATTTACAGTAATAAGGTTACTTACGAAGTATATTGATTATTTCAGACTCCAGAACTCTTCAGTCTTGGCAGAATCTGGTGCAGTTTATGAGATCTGGTACTTTCTGGTAGTAAAAAAATGCTAGATTTTCAATGGTTTAATGGTTGACAGATTTCTGAGCTGTAATCTGGTTTAGGTGGCAAAAAGCTTAGGAGTATTGAGGAGTTTTGACCAGTCTCCAGTTTCCAAAATTTCCTATTATTATATAATAATAATATAGTAGTATGACTTTAAAACATACTACTCTGTTCGGTTACTAACCAGTCTACAATAATAAGCTATGGATACGTATAAAGCTCTCTTTCAAAATTATCTGATAAAAGAAATGAAAGACAATGCTCAGAAAAAACAAATGAACCGTAATTGTATCCGTTCAGAGGTATGGTAAGGATAAAAAAGAATTGACATAACATATCAAAGTAATAATAACAGAAAATGTTGATAGTAAGGTAAGGCTAAATTGTTGATCAGTATTGTAGAGTTATGTAAAAACTTAGAGCAAAAAGTAGCAAAGCTTGAAGAAAAAAATAAAATCTTAGAAATAGAGAATGCTGAACTAAGAGAGAGACTTGGCTTGAACTCAAGGAATTCATCTTTACCAAGTTCAAAAGAGCTGTACAAAATAAAAAAAGACACACCAGAAGATAAGTCAGAGGGTGGCAGGAAGATAGGGGGTCAAGTTGGTCATAAAGGAAATTATCGGATAAAAATGGAAGCAGATGAAGTAATTAGAGTAAGATTACATGATACTTGTGAATGTGGTGGAGAAATTGCAGTATGCAACAAACCCTATATTCACCAGAATGTTGATCTCCCAAAAATTAAGCCTTACGTAGTGGAATACCAACTAGAACATGGGCGCTGTCGTAAATGCGGAAAAAGAAGGAGTAGCAAATTACCAGAAGGAGTTACACCTGATACCTTTGGTCCTAGAGCTAAGTCAGTAGTTGCATCACTAAGTGGGTTTTATAAGAATTCAAAGCGAGAAATAGCGAATATTATGAAAGACATCTTTAACATGAGTATAAGTGTTGGTAGTGTGTCCAACAGCGAAGCAAGGGTCTCATCAAAATGTAAAGAAGTCTATGAACAAATAGAGGAAGAAATGAAAGCAAGCGAAATTTTGCATATTGATGAAATCAGTCACTACAACAAAGGCAAGTTGGGATGGTGCTGGATGTTTGCCAACAATAACGCAAGTCTTATGAAGTTAGCAGATACAAGAGGAATGAGGTTTTTAAAGAATAGTGCATTTTGTGATTACAAAAATCGTGTAATTACCGACAGATATGCAGTTTACAACTACTTCAGTGATGAAAAACGACAAATTTGTTGGGCTCACTTGTTGAGAAATTTCGAGAGGTTATCTCATAGCTGGAATAGTGAAGTAATGAGACTTGGCAATTGTTTAAAAGATGCAGCTAATGGATTATTTGCATTAAAAAATGCTTTGTCAGAAAATGAAATTAGTATTTCAAAGTTCACTAAGCAATCTAAAGAGTTGCGAAGATTTATGCAGTACTGCATGATAAAAATATCTTATATACTTGAAGCAAAAGGAGCTTCACGAACGGTAAAGGGTATTATAAAATCCGAGCCAATGATGTGGACATTTTTGGATGACCCAAAGAATATTCCATTAACGAATAATCATGTTGAACGACAAATACGGCGTTATGTTGTCTATCGTAAGAATTCATATTTTGCACAGTCAGAGCGAGGGAATAGATTCCTTGAGCGGATAATTTCTCTGTATCTCACTTGGAGACAAAAAAAAGTTAAATCCATTTCAAAACCTTTTATCTATTGTCTCTTAAGCCGCACCTCTGAACGGATACCCGTAATTGGGTTTTAAAGCGATTCTACAACCTCAGGGTACAACATACCACCAAGACCCAAGTTACTCATATAGGGTAGCTTAAAACTCGATTATGAGGTACTTCTAAAGTATCTTTTACCTTAAACTTTCACTTACTAGAAAGAGCCCTGTTCAATTTTATTATGTTTTTTATTCCTTGTAAAATATTTTTTCAAAAAAGTGAACAGTTTTTGTAATTTCGGTGAAACAAGAGCTGGTTTTGGAGGTCTTATTGAAATATAACGACTTTTATCTAAAATTCTTAAGTTGAGTTTTTAGGTAATCTGTATAAATAATTTGTAGATGAAGCTAAAGGAAAAAAGTTTTGCCATAAACATAAGCTACAAAACCCTCTCAATAATTCAAGATGGAGACAAAGATCTAAATTTATTTATTTACGTCTCTAATTTTATCTCGTATAATGGAGACAAAGATTTATATTTTGTGTTTTATGTCTCCATTATTTATTGGTAGAAAAACTGAGTTAAAACAACTACTGGAGCTTACAGAAAAAAATACTGCATCTTTTGTAGTAGTCAAAGGAAGGCGTCGTATAGGAAAAAGTCGTTTAATTCAAGAGTTTGGTAAATACTTCGAGCAATATTACTCCTTTATAGGTTTGCCACCAGAAAAGCATACTACAATGTCCTACCAACTTAATGAATTTTCTAGACAAGTTGCTAGACAATTTAATACATCTTTTGCTAGGTATGATGACTGGAGCGACTTACTATGGGCAGTTGGTGAACGTCTACTATCAGGAAAAACATTATTGCTGTTTGATGAAATTTCTTGGATGGGCTCAAAAGATCCAACCTTTTTAGGCAAAATAAAAAATTTTTGGGATACGCAGCTAAAAAATAATAACAAGTTAATTTTCGTTGTTTGTGGATCAGCTGCATCCTGGATCGAGAAAAATATACTTAGCAGCACTGGTTTCGTAGGGAGAATATCGTTAACTTTAACACTCGGAGAATTATCACTTTCTGATTGCAATGAATTTTGGCCGAAAAATATTTCAGCATATGAAAAATTTAAGGTGCTTGCAGTAACTGGCGGAATTCCAAAGTATTTAGAGGAGGTAAATTTTAAACATAGCGCTGAAGAAAATATTAAAAGGCTTTGTTTTACAAAAGGTGGGTTTTTAGTTGAAGAATTTAATCAAATATTCTCAGATTTATTCATGCGAAAAACGGCTTTTTATAAGCAAATAGTCAGAGCTCTTTCTACTGGAGCTAAAGAACAAGAAGAAATTTGTGCTACTTTAAATATCGTAAGACATGGACGCATTTCTGAGTATCTATATGAACTTGAGCTTGCTGGTTTTATTGCAAAGGATCATACTTGGAGTATAAAAACTGGTACTGATTCACGACTCAGGAGGTACAGACTTCAAGATAATTATTTAAGGTTTTATCTAAAATATATCGAAAAAGATCTAGGAAAAATTAGTCGTGACACCTATTCTATAGGGTTCTTACCAGAGTGGTATACAATTATTGGGCTTCAATTTGAAAATTTGGTGCTGAACAATAGAAAGAGTATACATAATATCTTAGGAATTGATAGAATAATAAGCGAGAATCCATTTTTTCAGAAAAGAACACGTAATAGTGCAGGTTGTCAAATTGATTATATGATTCAAACGAAGTTTAACACTCTCTACATTTGCGAAATCAAATTTTCAAAAGATAAAATTGGTCATTCAATAATACAAGAGTTACAAAAGAAAATAGATGCACTAAATCGTCCAAAAGGCTTTTCATGTCGTCCAGTCCTTATCCACGTTAATGATGTAAGTGATGATGTTATAGATAGTGGTTACTTTTCACACATAATTGATTTTGGAAAATTATTAAATTGTAAGTAATGGTTTTTCTGACTTTAAAATAGTGTCTTTTTAGTTTTTATGTTTATTCTTAACTTATAGAGGTTGCTTATGACTGATACTTTAACTTTAAAAGAGGGAGATATTGAAACTACTGCTTTTGATAATAGCAATTTTACTAGAGTATTACACGATGGAGAATGGTGGTACGTAATAACAGAAGTAATAGCTTTTCTGACAGGTAGTAAGAACCCATCTGACTATCTAAAAAAGATAAAAAGCAGAGATATAGGGCTTTCTGAAGGATGGGGACAATTTGTCACCCCCCTTGAAATTAAAACAAAAGGTGGTAAACAGAATGTTAATTGTACAAATGTTGAGGGGTTGTTTCGTATTTTGCAGTCTATTCCTTCCAAAAGAGTTGAACAATTTAAACGTTGGCTTGCAAAAGTCGGGTATGAAAGGCTACAAGAATATGAAAATCCTGAGCTTGCACTCAAACGAATCTATGCCGATTATGCTGCAAAAGGGTACCCTCAGGAATGGATACAAAAGAGAATAGAATCGATAGCTGTCAGAAATCAACTAACAAAAGAATGGGGTAACAGAAATATATCTGACCACAATAATAAGTATATTGAAGGTAGGGAATACGCAATATTGACAGACGTAATTTCTGAGGGAACGTTTGGAGTAAAAACAAAGCATCATAAGGAAATAAAAGGCTTGAGGAAACAACCACTAAGAGACCATATGACACCAATTGAATTAATTTTTAACATGCTAGGAGAACAGGCTACCATTGATGAAATAAAAGATAAAGATGCACAGGGCTATAATAAAAATTTAGAAGCGGCAAAGGAAGGAGGTAAGAACGCAGGCACAGCAAGAGAGGCATTTGAAAAAGCTAGAGGTGTGAAAGTCGTTTCTTCAGATAACTTTTTAAAGAGGATTAAAGATTAAAGTTCTCACTATAAGAAATCTCTGAATTTTATGTTTTAAAATGTTTTAGAAGGTTATTATAGCGTTATCTCTGATTTAGATAGTTTGTTTTGTATGCTTTTACCAAAAACTCATGTAATTTCTGAGCTGCATTAAAATTATTTTAACTTTTTTTGAGAAAATTCCGGAAAAAGTAGTAAGAAATCCGGTATATATATATTATAGAAGGGCATTGATGCAGTTTGTGGATGCGCTTCAAATACAAAAACTTTAAGTGTCAATCCGAAACTCGGCAAACAAACATTGAGTAGATTTGTATTTTTTTAGATAAGGTAAAAACTTCGTTTTAAAGCTAGATGTGATTTTATAGATAACAATAGCAATTCACCAAAGAACACACGTAGTACCCTCTAAAACTTAATTAAACGGCATTCTCGGTAATCTTACCATTATAGAACAAACCTCCCTTTAAGTCTAACACGATTTTTATCCTTTGCAAAAAAAAAGTGAACAGTTTTCGTAATTTTGGTGAATATATATAACAAGAAAACAACTTTCTGCAGTAGCACATGATTCTCGTTGTTGGACTACAAAAACCTATGAATTGCTAGTGTATTTTGCAGGAACCAAACGATATTTTGGAATCAGTGCTACTTATAGTTTTAAATTATAGCAAATGTCAACCCTAACACTAGATCTCGGCAAGCAAACGGGCTGGGCAATTCTTACAGATGGAGTAATTGAAAGTGGCAGTGAGAGTTTTCATACTAGTCGTTTTAGTGGAGGTGGCATGTGCTTCTTAAATTTTCGTAATTGGCTTAATTCTTTGAAAGAGATTTCTGTAGTGTATTTTGAGGAAGTAAGAAGACATCTAGGAACTGATGCAGCGCATTGCTACGGTGGTTTTCTTGCCGTTCTATCTGCTTGGTGTGAAGAAACATCATGTGCCGTACCAAGGTGTTAATGTTAAAACTATCAAACGCTTTATAGCTGGTAATGGTAACGCAAGTAAGAGTGAAGTTATTGAAGCTGTAAAGGAAAAAGGGTTTTTACCTAGAGATGATAATGAATCTGATGCTTTGGCACTAATATTCTACGTTATGAATTTTAGTAAAGATTTTAACACATTAAAAATACCATAAAAGTGGGTTCCTTTCGGCTATAATGGCGGGTTTGGTGGTGCTGACCTCAGGCCTTTTCTAGTGTTAGACATATTTTGAATATTAACTTTTTAATTATTAAGAATTTAAACATATATGAATTTAGCAATCCACTACTATCCTACTCGAGATCTAGTCGAATATGAGCGTAACCCACGTAAAAATGATGACGTAGTAAATAGAATGTGTGCTTCTATTCGGGAGTTTGGTTTTCGTATACCAATAGTTGCAAAAAGCGATGGGACTGTGGTTGATGGCCATTTAAGACTTAAAGCAGCAAGAAAACTTGGTATGGAGAGTATTCCAGTGGTCCTCAGTGATAATCTAAATGAACCACAAACCAAAGCTTTTCGATTGCTGGCAAATCAATCAGCTAATTGGGCAAAGTGGGATGATGAGCTTTTGAAAGTAGAAATTCAAGAGTTAGAAGATTTACAGTTTGATCTTAAAATGACTGGATTTGAATTAGAAAAAGTTCAACATTTCCTTGATGATTTAGATAGTGAAAAAGAAGATCTTTCTGACTTAGTTGTTGATGACAAAAAGGTAGAAATAACAAAACCAGGTGATCTATGGATTTTAGGTGATCATCGAATCTATTGTGGTGATAGCTCTGTAGTTGAATCATATAAAGCGCTGTTAGATGATAAAATGGCAGACATTACTGTTTGTGATCCTCCATATAACGTTGATTATGGTAGCAGTCAAGAAAGAGAGGATAAAAAGATACTAAACGATAATCAAGGTGAAAAGTATGAGCTTTTTCTCTACGACATCTGTTCCCATATTTTAGCATATACGAAAGGAGCAATTTACATCTGCATATCATCATCAGAGTTTTCAACGTTGCAAAAAGCATTTGAGGAAGCGGGAGGAAAATGGTCAACTTTTATCATTTGGGCGAAGAATCACTTTACGCTAGGAAGATCAGATTATCAAAGACAATACGAAGCAATGCTTTATGGATGGAAAAGCGGCAATAAACGTGAGTGGCATGGAGGAAGAAATCAAAGTGATCTGTGGTTTTATGATAAGCCAACACACAATACACTACACCCAACGATGAAGCCAGTAGAGCTAATGGAGAGAGCAATAGTAAACAGCAGCAGACCAGGAGACATAGTACTTGATCCATTTAGCGGCTCTGGCAGCACACTGATTGCATGTGAGAGAACAGGAAGAATTTGTAGAACAATAGAGCTAGATTCAAAATTTGTAGATGTAACGATAAAACGTTGGCAAGTGTATACAGGCAGGGAGGCAATTCTTTCTGGTACTGGTAAAACTTTTCCAGAGATTCAAGAAGAAAAAAAGGAGCAAAAAAAGTGAAATTAATAACACAAACAGAATGGGCAAGAGAACAAGGATTTTCAAAGCAATATGTCTGTTATTTAGTAAAGAAAGGAATAGTTGAGTTGGAGAATGGTTTGATCAATAGAGAACAAGCAAATGAAGCAGTAGCAGCAATAAGAGATCCAAGTCAACCATTGAGAAGAAAAAACTATTCAGAAAACGGAGAAAAACTTTCCACAATGTTGCTAAAAACGCGAATAAAAAATGAAATGGAACGAGGTAAACTGCTTGAGGCAAAAGCTAAGGCTGAAATAGGAGAGCTTGTAGCAGTAGAGGAAGTGAAAAACGAAGCATTTAATGTAGCAAGAGTTGTACGTAATAATCTGCTTAATATTCCAAATAGAGTTTCAGCGCTGCTTGCATCACTGAGTGACACTGAAAAGATTCATATGGAGCTAACTGAAGAAATTACAAACTCGCTTGAAGAATTATCTAACACTAAATTTTAAATATAAAATGTCTGCTCACTTAAGTTTAGAATTAATAAAGTGCCTCATTAATCAACCTGGATTAGATGTTAATGTTAGAGGATTAAATGGCAAGACACCACTACATTGCGCTATAGAATTTGACGAATTAAGCATGGTGGATCTGCTACTTACGAAGAAGAACATTAATCCTTTTGTAGAAGATAATGACGGCAAAACATCTCTTGATTACGCTAAAGAAGGAAAAAAAGCAGAAATATTAAAAGCGCTAATTAATAATAAATACGGGTCAGAACAAGATAGCTTACTTCATTTAGCTGCAATGGTGGGTGAGGTAAATGCTGTAAGGTACCTAATAAATAGAGGCATCGATGTTAATTCGCGTAATGCAATATTTCATACACCATTACATTTGGCAGCTGGTATTGGACATGTAGAAGTTGTAAAGATTTTAGTCAGAGAAGGAAATGCTGAAATCGAGGTTTTTGATGCACGAAATCAGACACCGATGCACTATGCAGTTAACAACAAAAAATTAGAGATAGTAAAGTTATTACTGGAGCTAGGAGCAGATGTAAATAGCGCACGTGTAGGACAAAATTCAATGAAATTATCACCTATTCATATAGCTGTAAGTAATACTAATTACGATGAAAGAGATTTGTGTTTGGATATCCTCAAATGCTTAATAAGGGAGCCTAATGCTCAAGTCAATTTGCAAGACTACGAAAATAAAACACCACTACATTATGCTGAAAGACTGAAAACAATAGAAGTTTTACTAACGCGAGAAGATATAGACCCTCTGGTAAAAGACGATAGTGGCAAGACACCATTTGATTACGCTAAACCTGAGATAAAGAAGGCTTTGATAAGTAATAAATACGGTTCTGAAAAGAATAGTCTACTCCATTTAGCTGCACAAAGAGGAGAAATTGAGCTTGTAGAGTCTATCTTAAAGAGAAATTGATATTGATATTTCAATAAAAGAGTCTATCACCGATCTATCTTGCTGCAGAAAAAGGGCATTTACATGTAGTGAAGTTATTGCTGAAAAAAGGAGCAAACTATACACCTGTTCTGCACTTAGCAATCAAGTCAAATAATTTAGAATTACTAAAAGTTTTATTTAATGAAAAAAATGGAGCGTTACTCTGCAGAGATACCGTTGTTAATTTTCCAACCCTTCATAATAAATATATAGCACAGAGAGAAATAGCAGATAAAAGGATGAAAAAACATAATAATATTATCTGCACCTTTATTACAGTTAGCGCAGTAGCAATGGCAGCATATATAGGTTTAACAGCAGCAACAATAAGCAGTGCAATCATTTTTGCAACAATAACAGGGATATTTGCGCTTGTTGTAGCAATAATGGTAAGTGAGATGAACAAAAGATATATAGAAAAGGAATTTCAGAAAAAGATGTTTATGGAACTGGAGGAGTGTAGTTCTACTGTTAATGATGTTGCAATTGTGAGTAGATGCAGATAATGATATACGCTAGAGCTTTTTCTGAAGGTTTAAGACCAGATCCAGAGCTTAAAGTATCAGAGTGGGCGAATGAGTATCGAGTTTTAGCGCCAACTGCAGCATCAGAGCCAGGTAAATGGAGAACAGAGAGAACGCCATACCTTAAAGAAATCATGGATTCACTTTCTCCGTCCTCACCAGCAGAAAAAGTAGTATTCATGAAAGGAGCGCAGATTGGAGGAACAGAAGCAGGTAACAATTGGATTGGCTATATTATAGATCAGACTCCTGGTCCAATGTTAGTTGTGCAGCCAACAGTTGAAATGGGAAAACGTTGGTCAAAAGGAAGATTTGCGCCGTTAATAGAGAGTACACCATGTTTAAAAAGTAAAGTAAAAGACCCAAGGTCAAGAGATTCAGGCAATACTGTGCAAAGTAAGGAATTTCCAGGTGGAATAGTAGTAATAACCGGAGCAAATAGCAGTGTAGGACTAAGATCCATGCCAGTAAAATATCTCTTTCTTGATGAAATAGATGCCTACCCAGGAGATTCAGGAGGAGAAGGAGATCCAGTACTGCTCAGTATTGCTCGAACTAATACATTTGCACGTCGAAAGATTTTTTTAGTATCAACGCCAACGATTCATGGAATAAGCAGAATTGAGAAAGAATTTGAAGCAACAGATAAGAGATATTTTTTTGTACCATGTCCGCATTGTAATTACTATCAAGTTCTAAAATGGTCACAAATAAAATGGGAAAATAACGACTCAAGAACAGCACATTATGTCTGCACTGAATGTAGCGGCAAAATAGAAAATCATCAAAAGACAGAGATGCTAGAACGTGGAGAATGGAGAGCTACAGAGGCAAAAGAAAGGGAGAAAAAAGGATTTCATCTTTCAAGTCTTTATAGTCCAGTTGGGTGGTATAGTTGGCAACAAGCAGTAGAGGATTTTCTGCATGCAAAGAAGTGAACATTACTGAAAGTTTGGATAATACTACGCTTGGAGAAACTTGGGTAGATAAAGGAGAAGTACCTGATTGGAAGCAATTATTTAACAGGAGAGAATTTTTTCCCGTAGGCACAGTACCAAAAGGTGAAGTGGTTCTCACAGCAGGAGTAGATGTCCAAAAAGATCGGTTAGAAGTAGAAGTTGTAGCATGGGGAAAAAGCCGTGAAAGTTGGTCAATAGACTACCGAGTATTTGAAGGAGATACAGGAGGTAGGGAAGTATGGGGAAAACTCTCTGAGCTTTTAAATCATCATTTTATTGGTGAAAATGGGCTTGAATATATGATAAGCATGATGGCGGTTGATGCAGGGTATGCAACGCAGGAAGTATACAACTGGGTAAGAGGTCATCAGGGCTCTGGAAGAGTAATGGCAGTCAAAGGTGTAAATAAAGCTCTAGTGCCACTTAGCAGCCCAAGTAGAGTTGATATAACAGTTGGTGGTCAAAAGCTGAAAAGAGGAATAAAGCTCTGGCCAGTAGGAGTATCGATATTAAAGTCAGAACTTTTTCAATTACTTAATGTTTTAAAGGACGGTGAAGAAGCTCCAGCAGGATACTGTCATTTTCCCGAGTATGCACCTGAATATTTTAAGCAGCTAACGGCAGAGCAATTAGTCAGCAAAGTGGTAAAAGGATACACCAAACAAGAGTGGCAAAAGGTAAGAGAAAGAAATGAAGTGCTAGATTGCCGAATTTATGCGAGAGCAGCATCTATTGCACTTGGAATTGATCGTTGGCCAGAGAGTAAATGGAATAGTTTGAGTGGAAAAATGGAAAGCAAAAAGCCTAAAAAAGTAATACAGAGTAAGTGGCTTGGTAATCAAAATGTACAGTGAAGAATATTTAACTCAAGTTGAGAAAGCAATTCAAAAACTGCAAAGCGGAGAAAGAGTTGTCTCAATTGCATATGGTGACCATGTTGTGAGGTACGGGGAAGTTCAAATAAATGATTTATTGAATTTAAGACAACGAATTAAGGCTGAGTTAAAAGTTGCAGGCATGAGGCCAAAGAGGAAAATTGTTTTTTCAACGAGTAAAGGAATTTTATAAATGCTGCTAAAAACCTTCAAGCAATTATTTAACAAACCAAAGATAAAAAGCTCAGCGTGGGATACAGCAGGTTCAGGAAGAAGATTTTTTCACTTTCAACCAGAGTTAGGAAGTATAAACAATTTGCTGTCTCAAAGCCTTGAAACTTTACGTAGTAGATCACGTGATATGGTGAGAAAAAATCCATATGCAGCAAATATTATTGATACAATAGTAAGTAACTCTATTGGAACAGGAATAAAGCCGCAATCAAAAGCAAAGAATGCAGAATTTCGAAAGAAAGTACAAGAATTATGGCTGAAATGGACAGATGAAGCAGACAGTAGTGGAGTAAGTGATTTTTATGGATTACAAGCTCTAGTGTGCAGAAGTATGATAGAAGGTGGAGAGTGTTTTGTACGCCTCCGAAATCGTAAACTCGAAGATGGATTTTCTGTACCATTGCAACTTCAAGTATTGGAATCAGAGCATTTAGATAACAAAAGCAATCAAACACTTGCAAATGGCAATATTATTCGTAGTGGCATTGAATTTAACCGACTTGGGCAAAGAGAAGCTTATTACTTATTTAGAGAGCACCCAGGTGAAGGTTCGTTTGGAGAATCAGTTAGAGTACCGGCAAATGATGTTTTACATATCTATAAACCTTTAAGGCCTGGACAAATTAGAGGAGAACCTTGGCTTTCTAATATACTGCTAAAGCTTTATGAGCTTGATCAGTACGATGATGCGGAGCTGGTAAGAAAGAAAACTGCAGCAATGTTTGCTGGATTTATTACGAGACTCGATCCTGAGGCAAATATTTTAGGAGAAGGTGAAAGTAATGAGCAAGGAGTAGCACTATCTGGCCTAGAACCTGGAACAATGCAGCTTTTAGACCCAGGAGAAGACATAAAATTTTCAGAGCCGTCTGATGTTGGAGGAAGTTATGAAGCATTCATGAGACAGCAACTGAGGGCAATAGCAATAGGCACAGGGATAACATACGAACAACTAACAGGAGATTTAACCGGTGTTAATTATTCATCAATCAGAGCAGGACTGATAGAGTTTCGTCGTCGATGCGCTATGCTGCAACATAACATTATGGTATTCCAATTTTGTAGACCAGTATGGAGTAGATGGCTAGAGTTAGCAGTACTTTGTGGAGAACTCCGTATAGATGAAAAAGTGGCAAAAGCAGCGAAAGAAGAAGTAAAATGGATACCACAGGGATTTGATTGGGTGGATCCACTGAAAGATCAACAAGCACAACAGATGGCAGTAAGAAATGGCTTCAAGAGTCGCTCAGAAGTTGTTTCAGAATTGGGTTACGATGTTGAAGAAATTGATCAAGAGATTGCCGAAGATCAAAAGCGAGCTGATTCTTTTGGACTTTGTTTCGATTCTGACATTAATCATAAAAGGGAAGGAAGGTGATGTGGATAAATAAACCAGTAATGGTAGAGAGAAGAAGCTTTGAACTATTATCATTATATAATAGCAAACAACCTATCTTTAAGAACTTAAAGCATTTTCATATAAACCCAAAAGGAATAGCAATAATACGTATTTATGGAGTTTTGACAAAAAAAACAGAAGCTTTTGATCATATTTTAGATATGACTTCGTATGAAAATATTCATGAAGAGATAGAGAGTGCTTTAGAAGATAAAAGCATAGAGACGATTCTACTTGACATAGATAGTCCAGGTGGAGAAGTAAATGGAGTGTTTGATCTAGCTGATTTTATCTACGGTGTAAGAGGAAAAAAGAGGATAATAGCGATAGCAAATGATGATGCGTACTCTGCTGCATATGCTATAGCTTCAAGCGCTGAAAAGGTTTTTGTGTGTAGAACCTCTGGTGTTGGAAGTATAGGTGTTATTGCAAGTCACATTGACCAAAGCGGTTTTGATGAAAAGCAAGGAATAAAATACACAACTATTTTTGCAGGCAAGAGAAAGAATGATTTAAATCCACATGAGCCAATGACGTCTGAAAGTCTGGAAAGCTTACAAAAAGAAGTAGACCGACTATATGAAATGTTTGTGCAGCTAATAGCAAGAAACAGAGGTCTTTCAATTGAAAAGATTCGATCAACAGAAGCAGGTCTATATTTTGGCGAGAAAGCAGTAGAAATAGGTCTTGCAGATGGAGTTACAACATTTTTTGAATTTATTAACAAAGGAGAAAATACTATGAATAAACAAACTACAACTGACCTAGAAATTGATGACCTAGAAACTGATAATTTAACTAAGTATCGTACTGAAATTGTTGAATTAATACGTTTATGTAACTTATCACGAATGCCAGAGAAAATAGGAGAATTTATTGAGCAGGGTGTAAGTATTGAGCAAGCGAGGGAAGTTTTAATGGAATTACTTGCAGAGAGAACGAAAAAGACAGAGATACTGAGTGCAATACCACAGAATTCGCAGGAAGATTTGATGACACAGGTAGCGAAAAGTCGGTGCATTTAAATTTTATAACCGCCATATATAGTGCTCTGCGGTAAATAAGTGTCCAAAATGTGCCATAATGGCTAATTATAAGGTAATAACTGCGGTGTATAGCATTTATAAACACGGCGGTAAAAAAATAAAAAAAGGAGAGAAAAAGACATGATAAGTATAACTGAAGGAAATAATTTAGGCGATCTTCTGAAATATGAAGTGTCCAACCTATATTCAAGAGATCAAATAACAGTAGCTAAAGGTCAAAATCTTAAGCTTGGTGAAGTAGTTGCCAAAAAGACGGAAGATGGTTTTATTAGAGTACTTAATCCTGTTGGAACAGATGGCACACAAACAGCAATAGGTGCAATAGTAAGTGATGTAAATGCGACAGAAAATTCCAAAGCAGTAATTATTACTCGTGGTGCAATACTAGCAGATCATGCAGTTGTGTGGCCAGCAGGTATCACTGAAGAGCAAAAAGCTGCAGCAATAAAGCAACTTGAAGGACGAGGGATCATTGTCCGCAAGGGAGTGTAACTTAAATTAATAAGGGGGAAAAAGAATGCAAAATCCATTTACAAATACAGCATTTAGCATGACGGCACTAACAAATGCGATGAATATATTGCCGATAAATTATGGACGGGTTGAAAATTTAAATTTATTTCCAAATAGGTCAGTAAGATTTAGACATATTACAATAGAAGAACATAACGGAGTTTTAAGTTTACTACCAACGCAAGTTCCAGGGGCGCCAGCAACAGTAGGAAAAAGAGGAAAAAGAAAGGTAAGAACGTTTACGATTCCACATATTCCACATGATGATGTAGTACTGCCAGAGGAAGTACAAGGAATAAGGGCATTTGGATCAGAGAGTGAACTTAAAGCGCTTGCAGACGTAATAACTGACCATTTACAGCTAATGAGAAACAAGCACGCAATAACATTAGAGCATTTGCGAATGGGAGCGCTGAAAGGAATAATTCTGGACGCAGATGGCAGTGAATTATTAAATCTGTACAACGAATTTGAAATCACGCCAAAAGTAGTAAATTTTGCCCTTGGAACAGCAACAACTGATGTAAAGCGTAAGTGTCTGGAAGTATTGCGACATATTGAAGACAACTTAAGTGGTGAATATATGACGGGAATTCATGCACTCATAAGCCCTGAGTTTTTTGATGCACTTACTTCTCATACTAAAGTGAAAGAAGCATATGAGAGATGGCAAGAAGGAGCAGCGCTTCGGAATGATATGAGGTCAGGGTTTACGTTCTGTGGAATAACGTTTGAGGAATATAGAGGGCAAGCAACTGACCCTGAAGGAACGGTGAGAAGATTTATTGAGAAAGATACAGGGCACTGTTTTCCACTAGGAACAGCGAGCACATTTACAACATATTTTGCACCAGCAGATTTTAATGAAACAGTAAATACACTAGGACAGCCACTATATGCAAAACAAGAGCCAAGAAGATTTGATAGAGGAACAGATTTACATACGCAGTCAAACCCTCTGCCAATGTGTCACAGACCTGGGGTATTAATCAAAATTACTGCAAGTTAATGAGTATAGAGAGGTTGTTGGAGGATTGTTTTGAGCATCTAGGAGTGGAAGCCACATATTGTAATAAAAATAAGGAGGGTATTCATAAAATAAAAGTGCTAATGAAACGTCCTGAGACTAAGTACTCTTTAGGTACAGATGGAGCATTAACTCAGCAAATTGCTTCTATAGAAATACGTGATCAGGACGTTACTTCCTTTAGCATAGGTGATTATATCAAGATTGAAAAAAGGTTCTACAAGATTTTTGAACCACCATTGAAAGATTCTTCAAGTAAAATATGGAAAATTCAAGCTGTAGGAGAAGGAAGTGTTTCATAATGTAAACCAGGTAATAAGTGATATCAGAGGAAAAGAAGCTCAAATCAAATTAGTAGTAGCAAAAGCACTGAATAAAACAGCAATATGGTTAAAGGGACAAGCAGCTAAGGAAATCAGTGAGGAAAAGAAGATAAAATTAACGGTAATGAGAAAAAGGTTGCGAATCTTTAAAGCGAAAGCAGGTAGGTTAGAGGTTTTAATAAGAGCAAACTTGTATGATGTAAGGGCTTCATCTATTGGCAGTATGAGAGAAACAAAAAGAGGTACGAAAACAGGAAATCATGAGTTTATAGGAGCATTTACTGCAACAATGCCAAGAGGTTATAAAGGAGCTTTTAAACGTGAAGGAAGAGCAGCATTGCCAATAAAGGAAGTTAAATTGCCACTCGAACCTGAGGCTTCAAGGATAATAGGAAATCTTGTTAATTATGAGGTTGAGAAAGTGTTTACAAAATTTTTTGAACGTGAATTGAGCTATAAAGGATGAATTTGAAAGATTTACATGATAAAATTTGTACCACGCTGAAGAGAGAAATACCAGCAATTCAAACTTGTGAAATTTATCCATCGATAAGAAAAGAATTATTAGCGCCAGCGTTATTTGTAGAGCTTGTGAGTTTAGAATCGGGAAAAGATCCTGGAACAGAGGAATTAGCGCTGAAAGCAAGATTTGAGGCACGAATAGTGATTGATAGCACAATAGAAAATGCACCTATTATTGTTAGATCATTAGCTAGCGAAGTTGCAAAAGTAGTAAATAAAAATACTTGGAACGTGAAAAATGTTTCACCAGGAGAATTTATATCAGGAGGAGGAGATGATTTTAGGCCAGAGCTCGATGCATATTTAGTGTGGTTAGTGGAGTGGACTCATGAAGTGCATGTGGGTAAATCAGTGTGGTCAGAAACTGGAATTAAGCCGCATATTATAGAGATAGGTAACGTACATGTTGGATCATAGTTTTGCGATTTCAGAGCTGAATAGGAAGCTAGCAAACGTTATTCGTATAGGAGTGGTAAAAGAAATAGATTATGAAAAAGCAAAAGTAAGAGTTAAAATAGGAGAATTTTTAACAGATTGGTTGCCATGGATAACAAGTAAAGCAGGAAAAGATAGAGATTGGTCTCCGCCAGATATTGATGAGCAAGTAGTTATACTTTCCCCGCTGGGAGAATTATCTTTAGGAGTAGTACTTCCTGGAATATATCAACAAAAGTACTCTGCACCAGAGAATAAAAAAGAAATAAATAGTGTGAAGTTTCAGGATGGAACAAGACTGTTATATGATAAAGAGAAGCATCATTTGGAGATTGAAGTAATGGACAAAGTAACACTGAAAGCTGGGGAATCAAGTATAGAAATGACAAAAAGTGGAATAAAATTGAAGGCAGATAAAATAAACCTTAATTGATGAATAAATCGGTTGTGCGAGTAGGAGATCATTGTGCAGAAGCAACACCACATTTTTGCGTTAGTGGCAGTAACAATGTTTTTGTAAATGGTAAGCCAGTTTGCCGTAAAGGAGATAATTTTACAGAAGGAAGAGCATTAACTGAAGGGTCAAAAACAGTGTTTGCGAATGGCTATAGTATAGGAAGAGTAGGAGATATAGTTTCATGTGGGTTTAAAGTAATAAAAGGCAGTGAAAGCGTTTTTGCAAAATAGAAATGAAGGGTATGGATGCTAAAACAGGAAAAGCGTTAGAAGGAATAGAGCATTTAAAGCAATCTGTCGTAGATATTTTAACTACCCCTATTAATAGCAGAGTAATGAGGAGAGATTATGGGTCAAGACTATTTGAATTAGTAGATAAGCCAATAAATAGAGATTTAACTTTGGAAATCTATGCAGCAACAGCAGAAGCACTGGGGAAATTTGAGAAGAGATTTAAGTTAGAAAAAGTAAAGATAACAGAAGTAAAAGAAGGGAGAGTAACATTGAATTTAGAAGGTGTCTATCTTTCAGAAGGTAAGTTCATAAATATTAATGGAGTAGTTGTTTAAAAATGCAGCAGCCAAATATTATCGAACCACTGAACTTTGAGGAAATATTTTTCAGAATGAAAGAAGAGTTAGTGAGTCGGGATGCAAGCTTTACAGGATTGGTGGAAAGTGATCCAGCGATAAAGATTCTGGAGGTAGCAGCATGGCGAGAACTTTTGCTCAGACAAAGGATGAACGAAGCAGTAAAGAGTAATTTACTGAAATTTGCAAAGGGAGAAGATCTTGATAATTTGGCTGAATTTTATGGAGTAGAGAGAGAAAAAGAAGAAGAGGATGAAAGATTTAGAAAGAGGGTAAAAGCAAAAATAGCAGGTTGGTCAACAGGAGGAAGTAAGGAATATTATAAATATCATGCACTGTCAGCAGATAGTAGAGTAAAAGATGCACTAGTAGAATCACCTATACCAGGAAAAGTACAAATTTCAATCTTATCAACACAAACTGGCATATTGTCAGAAGAGCTACTAGAAATTGTAAAAAAGCAGGTTACTAGAGATGATATAAGGGTTTTAACAGATACAGTAACAGTAGTTGGTTGCAATATTACGGAAATAGATATTCACAGCAGAATGAGCATAAGTCCTGTAATATCGAAGGAGGAAATCAAGAAGCAGTTTATTGAGAAGTTTGAATTAGCAAAAAGATTAGGGTGGAGTGTAACAAGATCGTGGATAATAGCGAATCTATTTGTAGATGGTGTAGAAAACGTAGAATTAATCGAGCCAAAAGAGGATGTTGTGGTGCTAGGTAACGAGTGTGCAAATTTGCGAAATTTAAAGATTGAGTAATGCTATTACCCCCAAACGCGACAAAGCAAGAGCAAGCATTGGTTGATGCAATCGATTACAAAGTTGATCCAAGTTGCATCAGGAGATTTAAATTTAGTCTTAAAGAAGAAACATTGCCGTGGATAATAGAAGAATATGGTTTAGAAGAGATACTGCGTTGGGTAAAAGATAGAAGAAAAGCCGTAATAGAAGGAGTAAAATTTCAAAGACTGCGAGGAACTCCAGCATCACTAAAAATAGCACTAAAATGGGCAAATATAGAAGATATTAAAATTATTGAAGAACCACCTGGTAAACATTTTTTTGAGTTGCAAGTAGGGATAAAAGAGGTACCAAATGACTTCTTCGTAGATGCAGTAGTAGAACTTGCAAAACTATCACTGCCTGTAAGATCCAGATTGATGAGGATTTTTAACGATTATTATAATGTGCAGAGATTTATATTGGATGAGAGTTTATTTGGAGATCTTCTTTCTGATTATTCAGGGGTAAAAATAGAAAAAGATGGACCAGTGTTATCATTTGGAAGAGTAAATTTTTTCAGGTCTAGTGGTCCAGTTATTAGGATTATAGAAAACTATCTACGCGATCATTATGAACGAGCTTTAAGCAATGATATATATCGCCTAGATGTAGCAGTACTTGGAGAAACAGAGGCTCATACAAAGGATTACAAAGGCATTTATGAAAGAAGTCATCAGTGGTACAACTTAAAAGCACTATATCCTCTATCACAGAGCTTATTACCAGAAATAAAGTTTGCCAAAGCACAGATTGTACTGTCAGATAGCTGGAAATTAGGAGAAATAAATGGGTGCTTTCCAGTAAGTAGCGTAGAAGAAAAAGGAAATAAATTTGTATTGGGAAACGATAAACTTTCAGGGCAACGTTGGAATTTAAAACACAAGCCAATTTTAGAAAGATTCAGTATTATCCATCGTTACAAAGTAGAAAATTATACAGATCAGAAGGTCAGAAAATATGTTTTAGCAGAACACAACATTTACTATAAAAACGACTTATATTCAGAGCAAAAAGACTCAATACACGAATTAGAAAAGCACATTTTAGTGTTTTACCCGGGAGTACTGAAATGGCACGAACATCGACATTTGCACAGAAGTTGGAAAAATAGTCAAGTAATATCTATAATAAGTTAAATACTTATATTTAGATCCTCATATATTATATTAATAATAGGTTAAAATGTATGAAATAAAAAGAAAAGGACTTGCTTTCTCATGCTAAAAAGGACATGACTTGAATAGCGGCAGGTAAATATAAGAAATTTGTCTGGCGCTAGAAAAGCTAATTTTGTGAGGTATGAAATGGTGCGCCAAGAAGTGCTTGGAGAACAGTTGGTGAAAATCCAACATAAACAAAGTCTAGCCAACAGTTTAGAACAGACCACTATGTTGCATGAGGTAACGAGTGTAATAGAGCTAGTGGAATGGACAATGCAGGGTACAACGAAAGTGAAGGGATTGAGTCCCGAAATACCTGAAGACATAGAGGTCGACATTTTCATTTCGGTGGAAGACAGCATGAGGGATAATGCAAAGGCGAGTTATCACTCACTCTATCGGGATCTGAGACCGTGCCATGTATTGAAATGGACTTCAAGTGAACTTGGGAGATCCTATGCATTCCTATAAAGGTACGCTGGAACAAGTCAACAAAGGCAAGAACTAGCGGAAGATGCAGAGGAAGTCGGACTGATTGATAGTACTCGGAGTGTGGGAAAGCCACGTACAAGGGGAAGCGATCAGCAATATAGTAACTGGTATAGGGATTGCTATGCCAATACAACGGAGGTTGGAATAACATGCAAGATAAACTAAACCAGATAGCAGTAAGAGCAAAGCAAGATAAGCGACTGAAATTCACATCGCTAATACATCTAATAAATGTAGGAAACCTTGCAGAGTGTTATAAAGAGCTAAAGCGTAACAAGGCTTGTGGAATAGACTGGGTAACAGTGGAAGCTTACGGAGAAAATCTAAAAGAGCGACTGGAAGGACTAGTGGATAGTATGAAGGGAAAGCAATATCAACCACAACCGGTGAGGAGGGTGTATATACCAAAAGCCGGAAGTAAAGAGAAACGCGGACTCGGAATACCATCAACTGAGGATAAGTTGGTACAGATTATGCTGAAGAAGATATTAGAAAATATTTACGAGGCAAACTTTCTGGACAGCTCATATGGATTTCGACCTGGAAGAAACTGTCATCAAACGGTAAATGCACTAGATAAAGCAGTTATGTACAAACCAATAAACTACATTGTAGAAGTGGATATCAAGAAGTTCTACGATAATATACAGCATAAATGGCTAATGAGATGTCTAAGGGAACGAATAACTGACCCAAATTTACTGTGGTTAATAAAGCGTTTTCTTAAGGCAGGGATAGTTGAAGCTGGATATTATGAAGCAACAAAACAAGGTACACCCCAAGGTGGTATAGTAAGTCCTGTATTAGCAAATATATACTTACATTATGTGTTGGATTTATGGCTTGAAAAGAAATTTAAACCAAGATCCAGAGGATATATACAACTAATAAGGTTTTGCGACGATTTTGTGGTTTGTTGCGAAAGTAAGGTAGACGCGGAAGAATTTCTGGAATTACTGAAACAAAGGTTAAATAAATTCGGGTTGGAAGTATCTGAAAACAAGACCAGAGTAGTAAAGTTTGGCAAGAGGGAGTGGCAACAAGCGATAAGAGAGAAACGAAGGACGGAAAGTTTCAATTTTCTGGGGTTTACGCACTATGGTGCAAAAAGTCGTCTTGGTAGATTAATGATGGGACATAAAACCTCAAAGTTAAATCTAGCCAGAAAACTAAAAGAAATCAAAGAGTGGTTGGAAAAAGTCCGCGGAAGTATTCGACTTAAAGATTGGTGGCAAGTACTGAAGGCTAAATTAACAGGACACTATAACTACTTTGGTATTAGCGGAAATTATTGGTGTTTAAAACAATTTTATACATCAGTAAGAAAGCTAGCATTTAAATGGATAAATCGGCGTAGTCAGAAAAAGAGTATGACCTGGGAACAGTTTGTACACTACGTAGAAGTAAATCCATTACCAAAGCCAAAAATACATTTTTCTTTATATGCATAAGAGGGACGACTGTGAAAACTAATATTGATGAGCCGTGTGCGGGAAATCTGCAAGCACGGTTCTTTAGGGGGAGTTGTAGTAATAAAACTCAAACGAGAGGAGTAAAGCTACAGCTTCTACCAAACAGTTTTAGCAAGAGTAAGTTTTTTAAAGAAGTATCAAGTAAGGATATTAATAAAAGAAATGAAGAAGGAGAGACGATATTACACCAAGCAGTAGAAATCTCCAATTACAAAACAGTGAGGTTCTTAATAAAGAAAGGAGCAGAGGTAAATGCAAGAGACAAAAATGGTTATACACCTCTGCACTGTGCAGTATTCGCAAAAAGTTTAGAAAATGTAAAAGTGCTGCTAAGAGAAGGAGCGGAAGTAAATGCTACTCAATATGTCACTGGATGTACGCCACTCCACTCTGCGTGCAAAATAGGAGGAGCAGGAGTTGAAATAATAAAAGAGCTAGTGAAGGCCGGAGCTGAGGTTAATCAACTGAATAAATATGGTGCAACACCAATGTATTACATTTGGGAAAGTGAAAAGTATTGTTCATGGAATAGAGAAGAGAATGAAAAGGCGAGTAAATTTCTGAGAGAACAAGGAGGAATAACAAGAAGTAGAGAACTGACATGCTATGGAATAGAGAGGCTAGTGGGAGAAATAGCAGACATGTTGAATGGGAGCTACATGCCGGAGCTAAAAATAATAGAGATAGGAGAAATAAGGAAGAGAGACAAATCGCTAATAAAGGAAGAATGTAAAAATTTAGCAAGCAAGATAATGAGCCAAGTGAACGAAATGATAGATGAGGTAGCGAAAAGGAAGGTTTAAAAGAGGGATTTAAATTTAAAGAAAAGGTGAGGTGGATTATGTTAAAGCTTGGCAAATTTAATAAATCAGCAAAAGAATTATTAGAGAACTCATATAAAAATATTTATGCAAGAGACGAGAATGGAAGAACAGCTCTGCATTATGCAATAAACGCAAAAACAGTGAGGGTATTAGTTGAAAAAGGAGTGAATGTAAATGCAGCAGACGTAGGAGGATATACAGCACTGCACCTAGCGGTAACGGAGAAACGTCTAGAAATCGTGAGAGAATTGATAAAATCAGGAGCAGAAGTAAATGCTGAGGAATATGGAAATAAATGCATACCTCTACACCTTGCGTGCATGGTAGGTGAAAAAGAAATAGTGGAGGAGCTAGTAAAAGCAGGAGCAGAAATAGAGCAAGCAGATAAATTTGGAATGACAGGGATGGATTATGCGAAAAATAGTAAAGAGATAACCGAGGTATTAAAGAAAGAAACAGACAGGATTGAAAAGCTATTTATGAGAGGCTAAAAATATGGAGGAAGAAACAGAAAAGAAAGTAATGAATTTAGAGAAAAAAGCGTTGGCAGAACTGAGAAAAATATGGAAGAAGGTATATGAGGAAGAAGCACCTAGATACTCAAAGAAATATCTGATACCAAGATTAGCTTATAGAATGCAGGAAAAAGCGTATGGAGAAATGTCAAGAAAAGGAGCAAAAAGACTGGAGTATCTGGCAGATCGGCTAGAGAAGGGAAAAAGAATAAGTAGCGATAAATTACCAGTAGAAGGGACAGAATTAATACTAGAGAGAGGAGAAGAGACACATGCGGTAATGGTAACAGACAAGGGTTTAATCTACCGAGAAGAATTTTTCACATCATTATCAGCAGTAGCCGGGAAAATAATGGGAATGAGCTACAACGGACCTTTATTATTCGGTATGCGTGATAAAAATGAAAATTGAAAATGCTAAAAGAAGTAAGGTGTGCGATATATACAAGAAAATCAAATGAGGATGGGCTAGAACAAAAGTTTAACAGTCTTGATGCGCAGCGAGTAGCATGTGAAAAGTACATAAAGAGCAGAGAAGGCTGGGTAGCATTGGCAAAAAGGTACGATGATGGAGGTTTCTCAGGAAAGAATTTAGAAAGACCAGCGATAAAGGGATTATTTGAAGATGTAAAAACAGGAGAAGTAGATTGTGTGGTAGTATATACGCTAGACAGGTTATCAAGGGAAACAAAAGACAGCATAGAAGTGACATCATTTTTTAGAAGGCACCGAGTAAATTTTATAGCAGTAACGCAGATATTTGATAATAACACACCAATGGGAAAATTTGTACAAACGGTATTATCAGGAGCAGCGCAACTAGAAAGAGAAATGATCGTAGAAAGAGTAAAAAATAAAATAGCAACATCAAAAGAACAAGGATTATGGATGGGTGGAACTTTACCGCTTGGGTATGATGTGAAAGATAAGGAATTAATAATAAATGGAAAAGAAGCAAAGACGGTAAAACATATATTTGAGAGGTATATGGAGCTAAAATCAATGGCAGAATTGGCAAGGGAGTTAAATAGTCAAGGTTACAGAACGAAAGCAAGGTTTGATATCTTTAAAAAAGCAACGGTGAGGAGAATAATAACAAATCCAATATATATGGGAAAAATACGGCATTATGAGAAAGAGTATGAAGGAAAACATGAAGCAATAATAGAAGAGGAAAAGTGGCAAAAAGCACAAGAATTAATAAGGAATCAGCCATATAGAAAAGCAAAATATGAGGAAGCGCTGCTTAGGGGAATAATTAAGTGCAAAAGCTGTGATGTAAATATGACTTTGACGTACTCAAAAAAAGAGAATAAAAGGTACCGATATTATATATGTAATAACCATTTAAGAGGAAAAAGTTGTGAATCGGTAAATCGAACAGTAGTAGCAGGAAAAGTGGAAAAAGAAGTGATGAAAAGAGCAGAAGATTTATATGAAAAATGTGGAGAAGAATGGAAAAATTTAAGTTTTGGAAAACAGAAAGAAGTAGTGAAAAAGTTAATAAAGGGAGTAATGGTAAAAGAAGATGGAATAGAGGTGAGCTCAGAGGATAAGGTGGAATTTATACCAATAAAAAAGAAAGGAAAGAAATGCACAGTAATTGAGCCAGAAGGCAAAACAAACAATGCACTACTGAAAGCAGTGGTAAGGGCTCATCTGTGGAAACGTCGGGAATGTTCAAAAAAGTGTGTCAAGCCGCATTTTTAGTTCAACTCAATTTTCAATCTGTTGGGAAAGAAGATATCAAGTTGAGACATAGTTAAAGCCCAATTAGGCAAAGGGGAGTGTTCTGTAAACTGTGTCAAACCGCATTTTTAATTCAACTCAATTTTCAATCTGTTCGGAAAGAAAATATCAAGTTGAGACACGGTTAATGCCCAATTTTGTACAGACATTGTCCATTTCTCTTCCACCTTTTTTATAGCACAATATACCTGTTTGTACAAGGCACTTATGCTGGTAAATGAGCCCTTGGTTTTGGTAAATTTTCTGATTTGTCTATGCAGGCCCTCAATTGGATTTGTAGTGTAAACCAGCCTTTTCACTGGGTCAGAATACTTAAAATAGCCAGACAAATTTTCCCAATTATTCTGCCAAGACTTTATAACCATTGGATATTTCGTGCCCCATTTTTCTTCCAGCTCAAGCAAATAATTTTCAGCGATTTCTTTACTTGAAGCACGATATATTTTTTTCAAATCATTCATGAAAATTTTCACATCTTTGCTGGATACATATTTCAATGAATTTCTTATCTGATGCACTATACATATTTGTACTTCTGCTTTGGGAAATACACTATTTATAGCCGCAGGAAAACTTTTTAGACCATCAACACATGCAATCAGAATATCCTCTACCCCTCTCTCTTTTAGGTCATTTAACACTCCTAACCAGAACTTCACTTTCGGCTAAATAAAAGCCTAGTACTTCTTTTCTGCCATTTTGATCTATGCCTAATATATTATACATGCATTTACTTACGCAATGCCCGTCCTCCTTGACTTTGAAAAACATGCCATCCATGAATACTATTGGATATACAGATTGCAGTGGACGACTGCGCCATTCATTGATTAACGGCAGTAATTTGTCGGTGATATTGGATATTTCTGCTGCAGATATTTTGTGGTCATACATCTCCTCTACATGCGATGCTATGTCCCTATATCCCATGCCACTAGCGTATGTGCTTAAAACCTTTGCTTCAAGTTCCGGATGTAAGCTTGTTTGCCTTTTTTTCACTATTTGTGGTTCAAAACTTCCTTCTCTGTCTCTTGGCGTCAATAGTTCAAATGAACCTGCGCTTGTCTTCAAAGTCTTGCCATTCCTCCCGTTTCTACGATTGTTTTCTTCACTTCCAGCAGATAAATGATGTTCTATTTCACCCTCTAGACTAGCTTCAAGCAGCCTTTTTATAAATGGCGTTAATGCACCATCTCTTCCCATCAGTGGCCTACCTTCTCGTATAGACGACAGTATATTTGTTTCCAACTCTTTATAATCTACCAATCCGTTAGTTCTGTTTACTATTTTCTGACTCATTTTCAAACCTCCATTTTTTTATATCAATTTATTACTTTTTTTCGATTTGACACACTTTTTTGAACATTCCCGATAGAACAACCAATATTTGAAAGCAGAGAAGAAATGCAAAATGATTCAGTAGAAACCACTGCAGAGCCAAACGCCCCTGACAGCTCCTCTTCTACTGCATATTTCGATAGTGAAGGAAATTCTGTAGACGAAAAATCATCAAAATTATTGGTAAGTTGTGTTGCATCTTATCTACTGATTGAATATTCCAAAGCACACGTTATAGCGGTAATTGGAGGGATTGTTGGGTTGGTTTGTATGGGTTTTTCCCTGTATAATGCTATAAAGCCCAATACCAAATTTGAAAAAGTAGAAGATTTGGAGCAACTTATCGCTCAGCCTTGTTTGAATCCAGCATAATTGGCATTTTTATGGTCTTTTATGCGGTTAAATCCATAGATTCATTTGCTGCGGTTTTTATGGGGTTTATAGCAATAGTTGTAAAAAATGACCCAAAAGCATAAACCTCAAATAACTAGGGGTAACAACGTTATCTAAGTGGAGAAAATTGCCTCTCTTCACTCAACTTCAAGATCTTAAAAAGCTATTTTAAAAACCATAAGTTTAGAAAAACCTCTAAAACTTAACCTCCATTCCTTCTCAAATTGGGCTATTTCAAACTTCCACAACTGCAGGATTAACACAATTATCAATTTCAACATTACTAAGCGCTGTATTTGCCTTATACGAACAGTAACATCCTACTGCAAGAAAAGTTAATGCAACTACAGCGAGTGAAATACATGTTGTTAAATGAAACATTGTTAAACTTGCACCAACAGCAAATGCGCCAGATAACACAAAAGAAACAGAGGCGTAGGTTATTTGCTTTCTACTTTGAGCGCTTACTGCCAGGAGTTTCTTGTTTTCATTATCTGGATTAGGGTTCTGCTGAGTGTCATTTAGCTGCTTTGCTAATTGATCTTTTTCTTTAGCCAGTTGAGTGACTTGACCTTTTAGACTGCTAACCTCTTGTTTGAGTTGAGCTTGAGTACTCTCCAGAACTTCATCTTGCTTTGTGAGTTCACTTTTCAATTTCGCCTTCTCTGTCTCAAATTCAGCTTGAGTAGCCATCAACTCTTCCGTCTGCCTTTCAAGCTTCCCTACAGTGACACTAAGCTCGGCTACTTCTTTAATTTTGCTTCTTAGCTCTTCCTCTTTCCCTGCAAGCTTAGTTTTTATTCCCTCAAATTCCCCTTTAAGCTCTCCTACTTGACTAACCAAACTACTATTCTCTCGTTCTAGTTCAGCTTTTTTTTCCTTAAGCTCTTTAGTAAGTGTAGTGACTTGATTACCTAATTCAAAAGCCTTCTGTTGTTCTTGTGTTAACTTTTCTGCTACATTATTCAGCTCTTTTCTAAGCTGCTCTTCTAGTTGACTATTTTGCTTAGTCAGTTGAGTTACTTCACTAATTTTTGTATCCAGAGCTTGATTTGCATCATTTAGCTTTTTACTTTCATTTTTAAGTTTTTCAGTAAGTGTATTTGTCCTACTAGCTAGTTGATCTCTTTCTTTAGTAAGATCATTAATACTTGCTTGTTGATTTAATGTCTCGTGCTCTAACTTTAAAACCTTTTCATTTACATTACCCAGCTCTTTCTTGCTGTTTTCAAGATCAGCCTTTTTCCTCCTAAGTTCCTCAGTTGTTTTATCCAATTCTTGCTGTACACTACCCAGCTCCCGTTCTAACTGAGCTTTTGCACTCTCGAATTCTTTAGTTTTTGCATTCAAAGCTTGATTTGCAGCATCTATCCCTTTATCTTTACTTGCAAGCTGTTCTTGTAGCTCTTCGATTAGCTGGTGCTGTGTACTATTTAGACTTTCCTTTAGTTGACTATTTCCTCCAGCAAGCTTAGCCGCTTCACTAACTTTTTTATTTTGCTCTAATGAGCTTGTGCCCTGCTGTGTGTTTGCATGCATTTTACCCTTCTTATGATCATTGCTTACAGTTTCCTCCATTGAAGCCCCTGCATTATTTATTGCATTACTTTTTTTTGTTGATGAAAGAACATTTTTTTCCGTCTGTTGGCTACCAGCACTTTCAGGTTCTGAACTTTTTTGATCGCCTGATTGACCGTTACAATCTTCCTCAGCCGTTGTTTGTGGTGTATTGCCTTCATACTTATCTTCACTAGTACCCTTTACTATATCCTCTTCTGCAGAATAGAACTCATTATCACTCCCTTCAAAGCCTTGTTCACTACCAAGTAGAGTAACTTGTGCTTCTTGACTTTCACTGTCTAATTGTGATTGACTAAATAGATCTTTGAGCTGAGTATTACCTTGCTCAGTTGCAAGTGCTACTGCATTTGGGTTTCCAAAACAAGGGTCAGCTCCTTTGCTTAAAAGCAATTTCACAATTTCAATATCTTTATTTTCCAAGGTTCCATTATTTGCAAAACGCCTTAGTATTTCAGTATTTTGTTCTTTAGAAGTATGTTGTAGCAGAATCTTTATTGTTTCTTTTGTGTACTTACTTCGTTTATTATAGCTGTTAGCAATAATTTCTTGTCCTAATTCAGGAGTTGCATTAATGTCCGCTCCATGTTCAAAAAGCAAAGATGCTAACCTGTCATCATTATTCTTTAAAGCAAAATAAATTGGTGTCTTCTTACCTTTATTAATTTCAGCTCCTTTACTTAAAAGTAGTTTTATAACATCTTCTTTTCCTTTTTTACATGCATAACCTAAAGCTGTATAACCATGAGAAAAGACAGCATTAATATCAACCTTCCTATCTTTTAAAACATCTTCATAAAACTCAAACCAATCAGTACCTAGACAGGCATTCATAAGAAACAAATAGGATAATGATATCTCTACTTCCTTATTACCACGTAATACTTTGAAAACCTTATTAAGGTCTACGTGATCTATTAACAATTTCGCCGTTTCTAAATCTTTATTATTAAATGTTGAAAATGAACATTCCGTAAATCGACCTCTAGGAATGATCGAAAGATCTGCTCCTGCATTTAAAAGTAGCTTTACAATTTCAATATCTACACTCCTTGAGGTTTCATTATTTACAAAACATTCTAGGACTTTAGTGTTTTGCTGAGGAGAAGTATGTTCTAACAGAATTTCCATTGTCTCCCTCTTGTATTCACGGCTATTATTAATAATTTCTTGTTCGATTCCAGAAGATATATCAATTTTTGCTCCATATTCAAAAAGTAAACGTACTGAATCATAATAATTATACTTCAGAGCAATAAGGATTGGTGTTCTGTGGGCGTATATGCCATTAACTTTATTAACATCAGCGCCACTGTCCAATAGGAATTCTATAACATCTTTTTTATTGCATCTGCATGCATAGTTTAAGGCTGTTTCATTATGCTCATCATCACAAATATTAATGTCCATCTTAAATCTCATACCTGTTCCAAAGAGAGAGCAAAATACTCTTTGTTTAGAAAGAACTTCTTTAAGAAACTCAAACCAATTGCCATCTTGACAAGCATTTTCAACAAAACAATGTAATAATGGCTTTCCAGATTCCTTTATATCTAGATCTTTCACTTCCTTCACTAGCTCTCTTGCCCTTTTAAGATCTCTATCTTTAAACGCTGAAAATAAGTATTGTCTAAGTAGAGACACAAGCTCAGAATTGCCCTGAATGATTGAAGGGTTAGCCCCTTTACTTAAAAGTAACTTTACAATTTCAATATCTTGATTTTCTAAGGTTCGATTATTTGCAAAACGCTTTAGCATCTCAGTGTTTTGCTTAGGAGAAGTATGTTGCAACAAAACTTCCATTGTTTCTTTTGTATATTTACTGCAGCCTCTCAGATTGCTATAAAGAATAATTGAACTTTCCAATTCAGGAGTAACATCAATCTTTGCTCCATGTTTAAAAAGTAAGGATGCTAAGTCGTGGTCATTGTTTTTTAGAGCGTAAAGGATTGGTGCTCTCTCTCGCGATTGACTAACTTTATTAACATCAACTCCATAGCTCAATAGTAATTTTACAACATCTCTCTTTTTTGAGTTTGGTCTTTCTTTGCTGCATGCAGCACTTAAAGCTGTTCCTAACTTTGGATGAACTTCAATGTTAAGGTCAACGTTACTGCCTTGCTTCGATAAAACATCTTGATAAAATTTGAACCAATCCTCACTCATGCAAGCGCGTAGAACAAAAAAATACAATGCGGAACCGATAGGGTATTCTGGTAGAGTTATATCAAGGTCATCCACTTTCCTTACTAGATTTTTTGCCTCCTGTAAATCTCCATTATGAAATGCATGAAATAAACGAACTTTAATATCTTTTTTGTTTTTTTCTGTTTCTCTATCAGTCGATTGTGTATTTTTAGAAGATCGCTTGAAATTATTCAGACCACTATTATCGACCTGGAGTTTTCTATCGTAATCATTCCTTTTCTTTTCATCACTTAGTACTTCATATGCAATATTGATTTTTTTTGCAGAATTGAACTTTTCTTGAAACTTAGCCCAATCTTTTTCTTCTGATTGTGAAAATGCCTGTCTATTATTGGCTTTGCATAATAATTTATTGTATATGGGTTTTTCCTCAGGGGAAATAATTTTATCTGGGTGAAATATAAGCGCTAATCTATTACGTGCTTCCTTTATCTCTGTAAGAGTAGCATTTCTTGACACCCCTAATATCTTATAGTGATCAATCTCAGAGAGGCCGTTAACGTTGAAACCAGGCATAAATTCCTTTAGTAGTGCTATAATACTTCCTTCATTACTAATGGTGTCACTCACTCAAGTTCTTGTCAACATAAAGCCTATTCTAATTGAACAAAGCACTATGCTTTCTAGCATCAACAAAAATTTATTTGTTTACTTTTTTAAAAGCATAAAAGTAGTACGTATATTTGTGAGACCTTTTTACGTAAAAGTGGTGTTTCAAAAATAAAAACGCAAAATTGTTGCAACAAAGCTAAGCAAGTTAGTTCATATCTAAATATGGCAAAAGCAGGCTAATATAGCTGATTTTAGCGTATATTAAAATTATTATATAGAAAAGTTCGCATGTATCACTTGGTAGACCAATTGATTCCAAGAAAAACACTTCTCACCGTCCTTGGTTTTGGTTGCCGGAAGTGATCATATTATTTGAGTTTTTAATGATAAATAATATTAAGTTAATATAATTTGTTTGGAATGGTGAGATCATTTGTTATAACCTGGAGCCTACATGCATTCCAAAAGGATAATATGATTTAGAATATTATATAGCATGTGCGTAAGCTCAGACACAACACCGCCTAAACTTACGCCAGTTTTTTTTGAGATTTAACATCAAAGGAAAAAATAATTTCAGCCATTCTCCCCTAATAGAGTTAACTTTTATCAGTCAATCATTGAAGAGAAATTTAAATTCGCTGTGGAATGAGGAATGACATTACAAACACTTTTCAAGACGGTTCCTACACTGTTAATGCTACTTTTTGAACACTCAATAATGCTACCACAAGTATATTTCACACTACTTTTAACAACGCCAAACGCCGATTGCGATACATCCCAAACATGTACAGCATTATCAACAGTCGCTTTTCTCCGTGCTTCTCCTTCTTTAGAATTGTCAACATATACTCCTAATATTGATTGTCCTACTATTGCTCCTAAAATCCCTCCTGTTATTCCTCCTAACATCACTCCTACTATTCCTCCTGTTGCCATTGTTCCTGCTACTGCTGCTTTTGCTAACCTAGAAGCAGAATTACCTTCTTCTGAGTTTTTGTAATTTCGTACGTCAATTTCTTTCTCATCAAGTTGCTTTTTTAGGCTAGCAATCTCATTACTTTGTTGATTAAGTTGATCTTTTTTCTCAGCAATAGTGTTGTTTTTACTAATTGCAGCACATGAAAATGCAATAGTTACAAAAGAAAACACAGCAGCAACAACAATAAGTGGAAGGCCAAGACTATAAAAGCTCAACTGGAGCTAAAAACCCAATGTAAGGGGCTATAGCAAACACTCCTGATGCCAATAAAGCCGAAGTAGCCAAAGCACCGCTCACAAGATAAGGTGCATTAGCTTTATTAAATATACTTTTCATTATATACCTCTCTATAGTTAATTTATTATTTTAATAGTAATATAAATAAATATAGTATGTAATATTTTAAATTAATTAATAAATTAGACCTGCAAATTCAAAGAAAAACAGTTTTCACGATATTTGGTTTTTGTTGCTGTTAATGGTTATATCATTTGGATTTTTACTAACGTACATTAAAGAGTTAATACTGATTTATTTGAAAATAATAGAAAATTTATGACTATTTTATAATTCATTAATGAAATATCTTGATAAATTATCTAATCTCGTATATTATTAGAATATTAACACTGTATTTTAAAGGTAAAAACATGGTACATTCATCTGCGCAAATATTCACAAAGTTTGATAACGATTCAAAACAGAGAAATATAGAAGGGCTAGAAAAGACTTACTTGGGAGTCTTGCTGTCAATTGAATTAAATAGCAAAACTTCTCAAATTGCGAAGGGCATTAAAGAAAAAATAGAAAGTTTGTTGAGTAGCAATAAAGATGCAATAAATGATAAAGTAACAATAGGTGAAAGAGAAATTAGTGTAACTTTAACGAAGAAGGAAGAAGGTACATACAGTGTTAAATTTGATGAAAGTGATCCTTCTTCGGTAGATATTAAAGATACGAAAGATTACACTGCCGAGGATCTACTTACTTTGTGCACACAGCATGAGTTGACAATCAGCAGAGATAAGAAAGGTAATCACCATTATAGTGTAACAATCAAAGGTAAAGAAAAAAGTGCAACAGTAGGTGGGCCTGGTAAAATTGTAATATTTCCACAACATTTATCTTACATCAAAGAAACAATAGAACACTTAAAAGAAGGTAAGAGTCCAACTAAAGAGTTTGCACTTGCAACAGGAACTGGAAAAACATTCATAGAATTACTTGTTGAATATTTGCCTGCTAGGCTAATCGGTGTACCTTATATATCCCTAGCACCTAATGAAGATCTTGTAACACAGAAACGTGATGATTGGAAAAAAGTATTATCTGACTCCGATATTGAAGATATTGAGTTGAAAGAGATAAGCGGTGATAAAGGGTGCTCTATATTGAGCAGCGAAAGCTTGATGAAAAATTGGAATCAATTTTTAGAGGTAATAGGTCTTGGACAGCTTCCTGATATTATAAACGCTCTTAATATTGGAGACAAAAGATTTGAAATAAGAAATGGAAAAATAAACGTAGATGGCAAAGATTTTTTGATTCTTGCAGATAAAATTCAATTTGGAGATAAGGAATATAAAATTCAAGATGGTAAAGTTACAATTGATGATCAAGAATTTGGGCTAAATATTGAAAAATCTATATCTCTATCCTTTGATGAAGAGCACCGAGTGGCAGAGCAGGAGTTGTATAAACACCGTATGGGAATCTTATCTGCACTTGTGCCTACACTGTTTTTAAGTGCAACGCCTTCAATAAGCACTCATAAATATATTAGAGAAAATGATGGTTTACTTAAAACTCTTTCTTTGACAGATAAAATGAAGTCAGGTGTGTATGGAGATTTAAATCTACAAGTTCATACAAAAGTAAAAAGTAAAAATCTAGCAAAGGAATACTCTAATGGCGTTGAAGAGTATGTAGATTTCAAGAAGGAAGAAAAAGATAAATATAGCGATAAAATTTTAACAGAAGGTGAGTTAAAAGAAGAAGTAGAGAATTATCTGTATAGAAATGTTCAAAGCGTAATTGGTGAACCAGCGTTGATTTTAGCTGAGTCAAATAAGCAGATAGATAACCTGAAAGAAATATTGCAATATGGTAGAAACGAAACCTTACCAAAGTTTAGTAAATCGAAGATTTATGATTTCTTAGAGCGAATGTTCGAACCTAAACCGGGCTATAAGTTAGTAACCCAGTCAAAAAAGTTTGCTCTCATAACAGAGCAAGTTGCTAAGCAGTTCAATATTACAAAAGAAAAAGCAGAAAAAATTGTGAAAGAATATTATGATTTCAGTGGCATTGCAGATTATTCTGTATTTCGCGTAATGCATGGAATAATTGAGAATACACTTTCATGCTTAACTGGTCTAAACAGACACGAGCTTGATGAAAAGAGGTGTGCAGATTTGAAAGGCTTAGCTGGAGAAGTTAAAGCGGCGTTAGATAATACTCATGATTTAGAAATATATGTTAAAGATCAAGGTGTTCAAAGCGATAAATTAAAGAAAGAGCTTGTTCAGCAAATGCAATCTGTAATTAATGTTCTAAAGGAAAATAAAGGCTCTGATTTGTTTATAAGGTTAATAAGAAATTGGAACCAAGATAAAAAACTTCACCTCTTGATGTCATCTAAAGAATTAGAACAAATTCCTGAAAAGCTGGTAGCTTTGCTAAGTAGAGGCAATTACTCTGTAGTGAGAGATTATCTTGAATATTATGGAGTAGAAGAAAGTAAAATAGATGACTTATGTGAACTGGGAAAAGAAGCATCTGCTGAAAGAAGAAAGTTTATGAATTCTTTAAGAGGGTTGAGTGATAAAGAACAAGATGAGCTCGCAAGATCTACACCTCTAGGAGGAAATGAGAAAAAACTACTTGAAGATCTTGGGAAAGCGCTTAAAATGATATTAAAAAATGGTAGTAAGCTAACTTATTCAGACTATTCTAGTTCTTCGTATTCTTGTGATGAAAAAGCATATCCATTAGGAGCACTACAAGATTTTTGTTAAGAAAATAAGCACAAAGTAAAATTAGAAAATTTAAATCGCTCAGGCAATTTATCTGTAGAAGATCTTAAGAGTAAGCTTTCAGACTATATAAGTGGCCAACCATTAGAAGAATTAGAGCTTGTAAGAAAGAAATTGTTGTCGAGTGATAATCAAAGCATATATGAAGATCTAATGAAGCTAGATACATACCATGCTAAGGAACTCAAGAAAGCAAGAACTCAGAAGGATAATTGGTCTATCAGTCATCATAAAAAAGGAATTTTAAAAGACTTAAACCAGGAACAGTTGGCTCAGTTAGCAATTGACTATTTATCAGAAGCTGAGCTAGGAGATTTATATCAAAATCTATTAGAAGAAGAAAATTATTATCATGCTTTGTGCCGCATGGGATTAGTTGGTAATGATGTAAATCCTACCAAGGTACAGGGATACAATGATATCAATTTACAACATGTTGGAATGCTAGTAGACCCAATATCTACTGACTTGAACAAGCCTGCACAACTTATTCAAGCTCCAGGTAGACTTAGATGCCTAAATTCTAATAGGCACTCTACATTCTTTTGCTATTCGAGTGGTGAATTGAGCTTTGACATAAACCTACTCAAAAAAGGAGATTATATTGATGCCTATAATGAATCAGTAGCAAAGCTGTCAGATCAACAAGCTTATGGAAGTAAACTTGCAACAGAGATAATAGATTATATTAACCAGGAAATAAAAAGCCTGAAAAGAATTGACGATCTGGCTGATCACAGTATTCAAATTACCTTAAATTCATTTATAGAGGTTTACAATACCAATGAGCATGACTTCAATAAAAGTAAGAAGGAATTTATTGGTGTATTAAAACATGCACGAAGAAAGCTTAATAATTATGAAAAAGAGTTAAGGGATAATGAAGAAGATGCCACTCCAAATTTAGATGAACATGCACTACTGTTCTTTCCATACAAAAGAAGTGATACTTTGGGCGTAAAAATAATTAAAATACTATATAAGGCTCTTATCACAGCTAAGTATCTTTTGATCCGTTTCGAGTATTACTTGGAAACAAGGAGTACTTATAATGGTTTTTTAAAGAAAGTTAATGGATTAAAAAGTGATCCTAATGTGGATACTTATGCTCATATTATAGCAGAATATAGCGTTAAAAATGTTGAAGAGATTAATTTGTTAAATCAGAAATTTAATGAAGTTTATCAACAGAAAGAAAAAACACAGGACGAAGCTGACACTAAAAGCTTCAATAATTACTTAGAGCATATTAATGCATGTTTGAAACATCCAGTGCATCTTAAATTGTTTGATAAAATAATATCACCATTGATGAAAGGCGATTATTTACTCAAGTTACTTGATCAGATTTATCCAGGAGAAAACAATCAAAATAAAGTGGAGAATTTGAAAAAATTCAGGAAAAATTTAAAAGACAAATCTTTTCAATTCACAAAAGATGACTTAGGAGACATAGAACAGGTGCAATCTTATTTGCAGAGTATAATTGAAAGAATTGGAATGTATAATAATCATTATTATAGAGTAGAAGAGTACAAAGGTGATATTATTCCTGCTAAGTTATTGGATTATAGGGTTAATAGTAGATTTGACGTTATAGAGGACGAGAAGTTACAAAGTAGGAGAAATCTATACTTAAAGTGGCAAAAAGGTAGAGCTAAAAGTGTTTGTAAAAATGACTTAAATGAGCTAAAGGTTTTGTCACAAAGAGAAAATATAAAATTGGCAAAAGAAGCTGCAGATTATGTTATCTCTCCACTGCTTGGTGACTCTTCTCGTGCAGCAAAAAATAAGCAAAGCTCAGAAGAAGATAAAAAAATTATCAATAGTGTTGTTGATAAAGCAAATGAAGTTAAAAATGATCTTGAGAAAAACGTTAAGCCTTTTACTACTGAAGAAATTATTTCACCAAGCACTGAGTTTATTAATCCTATAGCAAAATTGAAAGACACTTCGAGAGGTTTATAGGAGGTAAGAAAAAGGGTTCTGTCGCATCTATAAATCCTGGTATGTAACATTTGTAGGAAAGTAGAAAAGAAGTGATATGATCATCTAAAAAAAAAGCAAAGATGTTTCGTATTAGTTCAAAATTATTGCCATATTTCAAAGGATTTAGCTTTTCAGCAGAGATAATAATGTTATCTGTATATATGAAATGTAGATTCTCTTTGAGCTATCGAGATTTGGAAGAAATGCTGAGTATAAGGGGAGCAAAATGCTACGTTACAAAGGTGGGTTATCACCACTGATAACCTCAGTTATGGATTAGAAAATAGATAAAAGTATAACTAAGAAGAGGGAAACAGGGTAAACTCGAGTATTTTAGTAATAATAAGAGGTTACCCATGAAGAAAGATATTACAGAACTGTACTGTTGCGTCGAGGATTTTTGTCGTGCGGTAGATGATAATTTTGCAAATAGGTTCTTATCAAACGGCAAAAAACCAACCAGAGTACCAGAAATAGCGCACTCAGAAATTCTAACCATAATCCTGTTATACCATAAATCACCATGTAAAAACTTCAAGGCTTTTTATCTTTGTTATCTTCAGTTATTCTATAGATCAGAGTTTTCAAAGCTGCCTTCATATCACAGATTTATTGCCTTAAAGCCGCGAGTTTTGTGGTATTTAGCATTACTTTTGCAATGGTTCTGTGAACAAGCGAAAATGACCGGCACTTCCTACATCGACACCTCTACGATTGCCGTTTGCCACAAAAAAAGGATCTCTAGGAATAAAGTTTTTAATCATCTAGCAGAAATTAGTAAGAGTACGTATGGTTGGTTTTTTGGCTTCAAGTTGCACTTAGTGATTAACGAAATTGGTGAAATTCAAGCACTTACCCTAACCAAAGGTAACGTTGATGACAGAAAACCTTTACCAACTCTCACTAAAAGACTGACCGGACTTTTGTTTGGAGATAAGGGCTATATAAAGAAAGAGCTTTTTGAGAAACTCTTCGATAGAGGCCTAAAGTTAGTCACTAAAGTAAAAAAAGGTATGAAAAACGCACTAATTTCACTTAAAGAGAAGATTTTATTAAGGAAAAGGTCGATTATTGAGACTGTTTTTGATTCCTTGAAAAACAAATTTGAGATTGAGCATACAAGACATAGATCGCCAACAAATTTCCTAATTCATGTTTTTTCTGTTCTGATTTCCTACTCCATGCAGTCCAAAAAGCCTTCTATTTCTATGCCTTTCTTTATCGGCTAATCCATAACTGAGGTTAAAAAGATGTTGAATATGGATAAATTGAGTCAAGATACAAAAAAAAAGCTGCATTTTTGGTGGCTTATAACATTAATAGTATGTATTATTGCTACCTATTACTACATGAAGTCAAAAGCTGCAGATAATTATAAAACGATATTACGCATTGCTTCTCAAAATTGTAACTTAGAAACTGTAAAATTCTCAGTAAAAAATTTATTAGATACTGATACACACATGCCTAAGTTAACTGCGTTACATTATGCTGCAGAAGGGAATATTTAG